CCTGCACCTGACACACTCCCGCGATCCACGCCCGGCCGACCTTGCCGTTGGCGATCGGCTCCAGGCACACCAGAAACTTGCCCTTGTGGTCGGCGGTGGTCGGCGTTACTCCGGTGAACGCGACTTGATTCTGGAACGATGCGAGCGCGGCCGACGGCGTGAAGATCACCCCGCTGATCCCGAGCACGCCGAACCGCGACACGGTCGACCCGCTGGAGTTCTTGACGAGCACGATGTCGGCCTGGCGAAACTGCTGAGGGCCGTTCACCAGAGGCGGGCTGGCGCCTTGCCGGTGGGCTTCCGCGGCGTCCAGACATGCGTTCCACGCCGCGGCCCGGATCTCCAGGGTGTCGCCGCTCACGACTCGCTTGAATGCGTCGCCCATCGTCAGAGCCCCATCGTCGTGAAGTCGGCCGACTGGTAGACCCGCTCGACATAGGCCGCCACGGGCCGCTTGACCAGCGCGTTGGCCGTCGTGTCCTCCGCGTCGGCAAACCGCACCCAGAGGTAATCCCACCCTGCTTTCGCGGAGACCGTGATGCCGCCGCCGATCGAGAGGCTGGAGACGTTCGGGCTGGCCGCGAACTTGAACGCGATCTCCCAATCGTCGAGGCCCGTCTTTGTGCCACTCGCGCCCAGGAAGAGCACCTCGCCGATGGCGAACCCGCGGAAGATCGCGTTGTTCGTCTTCCCGGTGCAGTTGAAGAGGTTCATCTTGTACGTGCCGGTCACCGTTGAGCTCGGCACGCGGTAGGTCTCGGTGAAGTTAAACACGGGCACAGTGATGTCGGTGCCGTCAACCGAATCACCGTTCACCCCGATGGCCCCGTAGAAGTCTGGCGCCGTGTATCCCGAAGCGGCGTACCGGGCGACTGTGCCTAGCGACTGCGTGATGTGGCTGGTCGCGCCGCCCGTCTCGAACGTGTATTGGCTTTCGCGGCGCGACTCATAGGGAACGGTGCAGGCCCAGATGCCGCCTCCGAGCGGCTCGGCCGACACCTCCATCCGCCGCAGATCGTTGACAGTGGAGGGTGCTTCGGCCAGCAGCGCGTCGAGTACCTCCGACTCGTCGTTCGTTCCCGTGACGATGTATTTGAGCTCGCCGTTGGACACGAGTCCGTCGGTGAACCGGCGAGAATCGAATGTTTCGTAGATCGCGATGCTCATGTGAATACGCCCCCTGCTTGCTTGACGCCGTTGTCGATGCTCTTCAGCAGCTCGGCCGACTTCTCAGTGGCCTTGGCAGTGCGGTCGGCCAGCGAGCTTGAGCCGAGACCTCGCGCCGCCAATGCGTTGAAGGTGCCCTTGCTTTCGAGCTTCTTCTGTTCCTGCACCATCGGCATCAAGATGGTTGGGGGCGGATTTTTCGGTGGTGGTTCACCATTCTTCGCGTCGTCGACGGATTTCTTGAATCCCTTACGGGCTCTGTCCACCTTGCCCTCGGAATCCTTTCGCTGCTGGTCGAACTCCCGCTGCCGTCGGTTGTCGCTGGCTGCCTTGTCTTGCCCGAGGTTTGCCTGTGCGGCCTGACGGTTTCGCTCGATCTCGGCCTTGCGTTCCTTGCGGCTCTGATTGCGATTACCGATGACGGCGTTCTGCTGGTTGTCGGCCTCCGCCCATTTTGCATTCGTCTCGTTGTTGATCCGATTGACTTCGGCGTTGACGTCGATGTCCTTGTCGAAAAGCGCCTTCAGCTGCACCCAGGCCTTCTTGATAAAACCGATCGTGGAGTGCCACGTCTTCGTGAGCACGTTGGTGAAAATGGCCCATGTGTCGGCTAGGAAGTCCACCGTCTCCACCCAGCCGTTTTCGACCATGGCCCATGCGTCGATGAAGTAGCCGGCAGCGGTGAACGACGCGTTGCTCCAAGTCTGAAGGAAGAAATCCTTGGCGTTGATCCACTGCTGGTTGATGGCATTGATGCCCTTTTCCCACTCCAGGTTGATGAGCCCCCAGAAGACAGCAGCGGCTTGCTGGATGTCGCCACTGGAAAGGGCCGCGTAGATTCCTTCCCACGCCTCCGACGCGTCGGAAAGCAGTCCACCGAACGCACCAGAAAGCCAGTCGATCGCCTGTTGACCGACTCCAGACGCGTAGAGCAGGTAGGCTCCGAGGGCCACGACGCCCGCGATCACAAGCCCGATCGGCGAGAGGATCGCCGCAAGCACGGCTCCGACCGTCGCCATCGCGCTGGCGGCCACGCTGGCCACCGTCGCCAGCACTCCGAACACACCGCCGGCGATCGCGAGCGCCTTGCCGATGACCATGAGGGCCGTTCCGGCAACGACGACAACGGTCCCCAGGCGGGCGATCGTCTGCACCAGGCCACGATTCGCCCGCACCCACGCGGTAGCCTGGGTGACGATCCGCGTCAGCGTGTTCGGCCACCGCGTCAGCAGCGGGAGCACGGCCGAGCCCACCGCATCCCGAAATGCCGTCATCGCCTGCGTGAGCCTCAGCAGCGACGACACGTAGGCCTGGACGTTCGCCGCGTCCCGGCGGCTGGCGAACCGCCCCGACTCGACCGCCGACCTGGCGAAACTGTGGGCCATCGCCGCGAGCGGGGCGGTGACCGCGGCCCCCATCGCCGCGATCTTGGCGCCCTGCCACGCGACGGAGTTGCCGAAATCCTTGAGCGCGATGGATGCCGACCGCAGCGGCCTCGACACGCCGTCGCGGAGCGTGAGCTCGATGTAGGCCGCACCGGCCCTAATCGCCGAGGATGACACGTCAGTTCCTTTCGTCGCCGAGGAAGATGCTCTTCAGAATCGTGATCGGAGCCTTGATCCGGATTTCCTGGTGAGTGATCGCGTAGTCGTTGAAGTCGTCATCCGTGTACGGGGATGGTTTCGATTTGCGGTCGCGGTGGATGTTGGCCATCGTGCTGCAAATCCGAGCCGTCCTTCGCCACTCGTCTCGTCTCCGACCGTCGGCCATCCAGAACAGTTCGCGCAGGCTCAGCGGGCCGGGATCTACACCGACGACTCCGGCGAGCTGGAAGACGAGCTTCCAGGCGTCGGCCGCGGTGAATCGAGGTCGATCGGGGAGTTGAGGATCTCGTCGAACCTCCGCTCGATCGCCGGATCGTTCAACCGCACCACCGCCAGTTCGCTCGCCCTCTCCCGCAGCTGCTTCGCCTTCTCCCACGCCGTCCGCGCCGCTGGGCGGCGGGACGGGTGGGAAATAGTAAAAAGCGACTCCGCGAGTGCCTCCTCCGCTGCGAGCAGCACATCCCCCGACATCGCCTGGCCGAACTGCTCGTCGGTCAGGTTCCGCGCGTCCGCCTCCGGCTTGCAGATCGCGTAGAGCACATCCACGAAGAGCACGACATCCCCCATGAGCTTTCCCATGAGGGAGCCCTCGACGAACTCCATGAGGTCGACGGAGAGCAGCGTGCGGACTCGTTTGACCGTGTGAGTGCTGATCGCGAGCGACCAGACCCGGCCGGCGGTGTCGGTGAAGGTTTGCATGGTCAGCTCCCGGAGGCCGTGTACCAGGTCGGCGGCTGGGCGGCGCCCGTGTTGTCGAACGACGGGCACGGCTTCGCCGACACGTCGAACATCACGGCGTTTTCCAGAGCCTGCCCTTGCTGGAAGTTGAAGATCTCGCACACAGCCCGCAGACCCTGCGATCCGTTGGTGGCGACCGGGCCGTCCAGAGCGAGCAGCTCGATCGACGTGTTGCCGGTGAAGCTGCCGAGAAGCGCGGTGAAGTCGGCATCACCGGGCACGTACTTCAGCTGGAAGTCGATGCTCGCGTCCTTGAGCGTGCCCTTGCGGGTCTTCCACGTCGAGGCGCGGGTGGAGGTGTCGGCCTCACCCTTGGAGAGCTGGACCGTCACGTCGGCGACGTTCGCGATTTCGTTCCACACCGGCGACGCGTAGGTGCCGGTGTTGCGGTAGAGCTTGCAGTCCAATCCGATCTTCGTCATCGAAAATCCCTCCTTGGGGTGTTGGTTACTTCACGCTGTTGGCCCACATCGCTGGGAGCCGATCGAGGTTGTCCATGAGCGCCGGCCCCATGAACGGACGTTTCGGGTAGGTGGCGACGCCGCCATGCTGGGCGACCTTCGCGCGGATGCGGCGTTTCTCGGCCTGGAAGCGCGCCCTGCGCGTGTTGCCGAAGGCATCCTCCGGCGCCGTGTAGATGAACCGCAGGCTCTTATCCACCTGCGCGTGGCTGGTGAACTTGATGTATGCCGTGCCGCTGGCGTCGGCAATCGGGCCGTGGCCGCCCACCTCGAGCTTCCAGTTGGTGCCGGCGATGATCGCTTCCGACTCCGACACGCCGCGCATCGACCGCGGCCGCTGGGTGCCGCCGTGTTCATGCACGCGGGCCACGTCGGAGATCAGCGTTACGCTCGGGCCGATCACCACAGTGTGGTCGCCCTCGACCGCGTAGAGAATCGAGTTCCGAAGTGCTCCCTTGCGGGTGCTCGGCGGGCTCCCCGGGTCGCTGGCCGTCTGCCGGGTGCGGATGAGCCGGCGCGCCGCAAGCCGCAGGCTCGCGCCGGCGTGGCCGAGATTCTTGAACGCGGCCCGACGCATCGCCTTGCGGACGGCGTCGGTGTTGTCCTTGATCGTGACGGTGCTCATTCGGCGGCCCCCTGTCGGGCCGGGCGGCCAATGCGAGACAGGATTTCCTGCTGCCCGGCGGCGATTTCCTCCAGGATCTGCGTCTGCTGGATGCGGTTGTCGGTGAGCTGCTCCAGGGCGGTGGCCTGCCGTTCCTGCGTCTCTATCGTGGACTTCAGAAACTGAGAATGGGCCGTGACCGTCGGCACCAGCACGGAGTCGTGGAGGCGGTCGGTGGCGGCTCCGATCCACCACAGCACGACCGACAGGATCGCCGTCGGCACGCCGACGACCTTCACGAACTGAATCGCGAGCTCGAGCTTGTCCCGGGTCTGCTGGGTCACGTCCGCTCCTCCTGTCGCTTCTTCCACCACCGCACCACAAGCGCCTGGACGATCGCGGAGATCGCCCAGGTGACGACGAAGGTCATGAAGGCGAACCCGCACTGTTCCGCGTACCGCCCCCGGACCCGCCGCTCGACGAGCTGGATGATCTCGCGCTCCTGAGCCGTGCCTTCGCCGGCGGCCGTGAGCTCCTGGCTGGGGAGGCTGCTGAGGGCCACGCGCGTGATCGCGTCGCACCGCTCGCGGCCGAGCATGGCCCGCCGCACCGGGTGCTTCCCCAGGGCGTTCCACACGTCTTCGCGGGCGAGATCGAGGTCTGTGCTCATCGGATCGCACACCTCCCGTCTGGGCAGGCCTTCGCCGCCGGATCAGCGGTATCAGCCGGCCATCGCACTCCGGATAGAAACGTGCGGAGCCGCGTCGAGCACGATCCGCAGGTGAGGCCGTCGCGCTCTCCGAACAGCACGCCGGCGAGATCTCCCCGCACGTCGAACATCGGGCCGCCTGAGTCGCCCTGGCGGGCCGTGGCACGCATCTCGACGAACTGCTTTGGGTGATCGCGAGTTGGCGATAGGTACTGGGTAACGAGCCCAGACTGCTCACGGTAGACGTCGTTTGGTCCGAACCCGGCGATCGTCAGCCGGTCGCCGATCTTGGGCCCGGCCGCGGCGATCGTCACCGGTGTGGCCGCAGGGCGATCGCAGAGTAGGGCGGCGAGATCCCACGCGTCGTCAGAGGCGAGCACCCGCGCGGCCGACTGCGTGCCGTCGGGCCACCGCACGGTGACCTCGCTGCGGTTGCCGCGGACAACGTGCCAGTTGGTCAGCACGATCCCCTGCTCGCCGCGGGCCGCCACAAGAACGCCCGACCCGCAGTCGGAGATGCGCCCGCTGCCGGCTCGCACCCGGGCCACGACCGGGCGCGGTGCTCCGGCGGTGGAGGCGGCGACGGGCGAGGCCTGCACCGAATCGGGCCCGGCAGCCGCCGCCGGGGTGGCATGCACGGCTTCGGCGGACCCGGGGGCCGATGCGCCGGGAGCCTCCAGCGACCCCGTGGTGCCCGTCCCCTCGCAGACGGGACAAGGGAACCTAACGTGGCCGACGCCAATCTGGCGAACGCCCAGGCAGTTCCAACACTGCTCCGCGGCGGCGGTCGTGCAGACGGCGGCGAGAATGGTGGCGGCGATGGCTGTGAGCGGTCTCATGGGGTCACCCGGCGGGCCGGCTCCAGTCATCAGGGAGGGTCATGGAGGCCACGGCGAACGAGCCGCGCCACGCCGAGCGAGCGGTCTGCTCGGAGTCGTACCGAGTGACGTCGTAGCTGTCGGGGTAGGCCATGAGCCGCTGGCCGGCCATCCACCGGGCCCATGGCACCGCGTGGCCGTTGCGGCCGACCGACACGACCAGGCCGTGGAGGACGCAACACACGGCCTGCTCGAACGACGTCGGAAAGATCACCTCAAGCGGACGGAAGTGACGGGCAGTGTCTTGCCAACCGGCTGGGAACTTCGACACTGGAACCCAGCTGCCGCCGCTCTGGTTGAGGTTTCCCTCGCCGCTGGTGCCGGTGAGCGTGTGTCGGAAGCCGTACTCGCGCGGCTGGATGCGGTCGGGGAGCATTCCGCGCCGGGCCGCGATCTCCAGCACCTGGCGGACGTTGGCACCGCCCCAGCGATCCGGGTTCGCCTCGCTGTAGACCGACAGCGGCGATAGCCACACCGAGCCGTCAACCGCGGACTCTGGGTAGCGGGTGTTTTTCTTCGGCCCGTCGGAGTAGATCACCGCTCGTGCCCGGTTCCGCGCGGCCTCGCAGTTGGCTCGCAGCGAGTGACAGGTGCATTCGTGCGTGGGGTTCTGGTTTGTGTAGCGGTCGATGTAGTTCATCGGCCACGTCCGATAGCGGTCGTTGTCCGCGGCCTTGTCGGCCCAGTCCTTCGCCTCAATCCAGAACGAATCGGGGAAGTCCCGCGCCGCGTCCCCGCACGCGTCCCGGAGCGCGTCGGTCGTGTCTTCCGCCGCGAGGTGGTCCGGGTAGCCGTCGTGCTCCACCGGAAACACGTCGATCAGCGCCGGGTTGACGAAGTCGAACGACGAGTTCATGGAACCGACCTCCAGATGTCGTCATCCGTCTCGGGGTGCTTTTTGACGGCGATGACCGTCGTGCCCGACAGCACGACGAACGCCGGAAGGCCGGCCGTCCGCGCCGCCTGGAGCGCGGTGCGATACTGCTCGGGCACGTCGCCCGTGCCGTCTGTCGTGTCGTCCTCGAGCAGCGTCGCCACGATCTGCCGCTCGCGGTTGAGCCTGTTGAGCCCAGCGGTCACGCCGACCGGCACGGCCGAGGAGTCCTTCTCATACACGTACACCGCCGCGCTCGCGGGGCCGGGGGCGGCTGGCGCCACCGGCTTGGCCTCCGGCCACGACGGCAGCGACAGCGGCACGACGCCGCTGAGCAGCACGATCCCGGCGATGAGCAGCAGGTAGGGTTTCACGACTTGGCCCCCGGCTTGAGCAGCTGGTCGAGCAGCTGCTGGCACACGACGACCGCGTCGGTCTGGCCCTTGTCGCGGAGCCGGGCGGCGAGGTCGATGACCAGGCGGAGGTCGTCCACCGGCGCCCGCTCGACGGCGGCCCCCGGCACGAATGACCGGACCCGCTGGGCGATCAGCACCAGGGCGTACCCGATCAGCCCGAGACCGACGACGGCCTGCACGGCGAGGTGGATGGCGGTGCTCACGACTGCACCCCCTCCGCGGCGGCCGCGGCGGCCGACACCGTCTCGCCGACCGTGACCAGGTAGCGGACGAACTCCTCGCCCTCCTTGGTCTTTAGCATCGCGAACAGGCGCGAGACGATCTGGTCGTCGAACTTCGTGTCGGTCTTGGCCGCGAGCCACTCGGAGCAGTCGCCGGCGATGTCGATGCGGCGGCCGGGATCGACTTCCGCGAGCCACCGCTGGCCGAACGAGAGCAGGGGAGCCCACTCCGAGACCAGCTTGATCTGTTGAACGAGCGACACGGGCATGGGAGCCTCCGGTTACCGGTTGACGATGTAGGTGACGGTGAGAACGCTGGTGAAAAGCCGCTTTTCGGTGAGGTGGTCGGGCGCGTAGATCGGTGTGTTGGCGATCCGCAGCCACGACGCATCCGCGTAGGCCGCGAGCGGCCGGCGCGTGAGGAAGTCCGCGATCTCCTGGACGAGATCCATGAGCGGGTCGAGTTCCGCCGGGGTGCTGGCCGCCGTCTTTTTCTGGACGGCCACATCGACCGAGACTTGGTTCGACAACTGCGACCGCGACGCCGACGCGATGTCGTTGCCGCGGGGCACGACGGTGATCTTGACGCCCTCGATGTCGCGGAGATCCCAGTGGGGCTCGTACTTCCGGGCGCACGTCACCGGCATGGAAAACGTCTGGCCGGCGAGCTCGGCGAGGACCGCGTCGGCGATGGAGACGGCGATGGAGGCGGCGACGGAGGGCATTACGTTCCGACCTCCTCCTGGATCAGCTTCGTGTGGATCCTCAGCGTCTGCCGGAACGGGTCGCTGTAGCGGTAGTGGGCGTGCGGCCCGCCGATCGGGAGCACCTCATACGTGAAGGTCTTGTCGCACTGCATCTCCTCAATCCGGTCGCCCACTTCGGGTAGCACGACCAGGCCGTCGAGCACCAGATCCATCGCGAGGATGAGGAAGTCGCGGGACTCGGCCTTCGTGATGATTCCGTAGCCGTCGTCCTGCTGGTATTCGGTGCGGCCGATGGTGGCCGACACGCACACCGAGCGGTCGCCGCGGCGGTACGTGACGGTGCTCGTCGCGATCGCGGTGCGCTTCGCTTCCAGCCAGCTCGAGACGTTGCGGAAGAGGTCGGCCATCAGAGCGTCGCCGCCTCCCGGAAGGCCTGGTCGAGCGTGGTGATCGACCGCTCGACAGCTGCCATGTATTCGGTCTCCGCGATTTCCTCCGCGACGCCAGAGCCGATCATCTGCTGAATAAGCAGCGCCGCGTCCGGGAACGAACAGAACTGGTCGTTCACGGCGAGGACTATACGCCCGTCCGTGTCGCGTGGGGCTACAGCCGCAGGGTCGATGCACGTCACTGGAGGAACGTGCCCCCATACCGCGTCAAGCGACAAACGCGCTTGTTCGTATGATGCTG